GTTGGCGATGCCGTCGATGATGGCCCGGCCAATCTCCGCACCCGCGGAGAGCGCACGGCCGACCATGCCCTTGAGCGCGCCCCAGAGAGCGGAGAGGGCGGACGTCACCTTCCCGGCGATGGTCTTGAGGATGCCGATGATGCCGTCGAGGATGGCCTGGCCCAGGGCTCGCGCGGCCGCGGCGGCCGTGCCCATGACGCCACGGATGAGCGCCACGATGCCGTTGAGGATGCCGCCCGTTATTTCCTTGATGCCGTTCCAGACCCGGCTCCAGTCGCCATGAATCAGGCCCATGACGACGTCGATGATGCCCTTGACGATTTGGAGGTCGGCCTGGACGAGCGCCTTGACCGCGCCCAGCGCCGTCATAACGACGCCTCGGATGCGGCCCCAGACGGCCGTCACGATGCCAACGATGGCGTTCCATATCGAGGCCGATATGGCCTGAATGGCGGCCCACGCCGCGGGCACGTTGGCCATGAGCCAACCCAGGACCTCCATGGCGACGGCCTTGATGGCGGCCCACGCCTCGGTCACGATGCGGCGGAAGGTCTCGGAGTGCGTATAGGCGATGACGAGCGCCGCGCCGAGCGCGACGAGCGCCGCGACCACGAGCACGATGGGGTTGCCCGCCATGGCCGCGTTGAGGAGCCACTGAGCCGCGGCCCAGAGCTTCGTTGCCGCGCTCACGACGATGGCCCCGGCCGAGTAGACCGCCATGGCCGCGTTGACGAGCACGACGCCCGCCGCGAGGCCGATGACGGCGACCGCGACCGCCTTGACGACGCCCTGATGGGCGGTCATGACGGCCGTGGCCTTCAGGAGTATCCCCTGGAGCGCCTGGTAGATAGGCAGGAGGCCCGAGCCAAGGCTGGCCGTCAGGTTGGCCGTCTCGGCCGCCTGGGTGCGCTCCGTGTTCGCCGCGGAGTTTGCGGTGCGCGCGAAGTCGCCATGGGCGGGGCCCAGCTTCTTGAGGATGAGCGCCTGCGAGGCGAGCATCTTGTTTTGAGGCGAGAGGGCGTTCTTGGTCGTCTTGACCAAGCCCATGCGGAGCGCCTGCTGGCGCAGGGCCGCATCGTTGAGCAGGATGCCGTACTTGCGGAGAGGCTCGACCTCGCCCGAGAGACCGGAGCGAATGTCCTCCAGCGCTTGGTCAACCGGGACGTTATGGAACGAGGCGAGGTCCGCGGCGGCCTGGACGAGCGGCTCGGAGAACTTGACGAGAGCGTCGCCCGTCTTGCCCACGGACTTACCGAACGTGCCGAAAGTCGAGACGGCGTCGAGGCCCGCCTGTTTCGAGATGCCGAACGATTTGGCGAGCCCCTCGCCCCACTTCACGACCGCGGGCGCGGACTTCCCGAACACGACCCCGGTCTTGGAGACCGTCTCATTCATATCGGAGGCGGCGTCTACGAGCTTCTTGGCCCCGATGGCCGCGCCGCCGATGATGGCCGCGGCCGGGACGAGAGCCTTACGAAAGCCCGAGCCCACCTTGCTCGCAAAGCCCGTTATTGAGGCCTCGGCGCCCTTGGTGTCGACTCCGATTTTGATGATGAGGTCCGCGATGGTCACTCGGTAGAGCCTCCCTGCCTGGCGGCGAGCGTCTTGAGCGCGGCGAGCATCTCGTCCGAGCTCTGGCGCTTACGGCCGCTCCAGGTCAATACAAAGTCCTTCAGCTTCAACCGGCGACCCTTCTTGCCAGCGAGCATGACTGCGACGGTATGGGCCACGAGGGCCGCGTTCCAATCGCCCCGTTCCGGGCCGAGCGGCCCGAACTCCTGCTCGTAGGCCCGCCACTCGGCGAGCTCGTGCGAAGGAATCCGGGCCAGTAACTCGGCGACGGTTAGGCCCAGGTGGGCCGCTAGCCGGAAGTAGAACCGTCGTTCGGGGCGTCGACGAAAGTCTCGGCCGCCTTCTTGACGTCCTCGTCCTTCAGGCCGGAGAGCCGCGAGGCGGCCTCCCAGACGCGCTGAAGCGCGCTGGCCGACTTCTTGCCGAGGGCGTTGACGTCCTGCTCCTTGGTGAACAGGCGCTCGCCCTCTTCGTCGCAGGCCGAGAGGTACACGAGCCGCGCCCGCGCGTTGGCGAGCGTGAGCTTCTGCGTACCGTCACCCCGGAACTGCACGAGCGAGGCCTCGTAGGCGTCACGCTCGGCGCCGGAGAGGGCGCGCACGCGGACCGTGCCGCCCCACTCCGGGACTTCGACGTCCTCGGTGCGCCGGTCGTCGGCGCCGAGGATTGCGTCACGGGTCAGTAGAGACATCGTGGGTGGTCTCCTTCTGCCTTACGGCGTGATGGTGACGGCGCCCGTGACCTTCATGGTGAAGGTGCCCGAGAGCTTGTCATCGTAGGGCGCGTTGCTCTTGAACCCGTTGATGAACGCGGCGAACGTGACCGTTGCCGCCCCCGAGTCCGTGAGCGTGATCTGCCAGTTTTTCTCGACGCCGATGGCCGAGAAAAGCGTGCCGTGGACGCTCGGGTCGTAGTTGAGGTCGATACTCAACTCACCCGCGTCCTTGAGGCCCGCGATGAACTCGCGCCAACCGCTGGCCGAGTCGTGCGTCGTGACGTCGATGGCGTCGACGTCGATGTCGAGGACGTCGATGCTCGTGACGTCCGCGACGTCCGTGAAAGTCTCGGGCGGCCCGTCGCCGTTGCCCATCCCGAGAGTGGTCCCGAAGGCGTCAACTCCAGCCATCAGTCGTTCTCCTTCTCTTCGTGGCCCTCGGCGTCTGCCGCGGGCGTCTCAGGAGCGGCGGGCTCTTCCTCGCGGGTCCAGCCCGACGATGCCTCCAGCCACTCGTCACTCGACGGCCGCTCGATGACGCGGCCGGTCGCTACGTTGCGGTACTTCACTAGGCCTCCCGTGTCCAGACGCGGAAGCGGTCGATACGGTGGCGGATGCCAGGCTCCGGGTCGACGAGCGTCTGGGAGAACTCGTGCTCGACGCGCCAGACGGTATGCCCGGCCACGTGAGCGTCTAGGGCCGCGGCTTGATGCCAGAGCAGCGCGACGACCCGGGCCCCGATTTGATTCCCGGGGCGATGGGATTCTGCGCGCGTCCACGTATGGAGCGTCGCGGCGGTCTGCCGCCCCTCCTTGCCGTGCACGCCGTCAGGCGTCGACGTCATCTCGCCGATGACGACGTAACCGTCGCCGTCCGCGAGCTCGACGTCCTCGGGCACCCCGTCGTAGGGGCCGCCCACTACGAGCGCCGCCAGCGTTGAGTCGCCACTGAGGAGCTCGTAGACGCCAACCTGGAGCGCGTCTGCGGGGTCTACTGCGCTCACTTCCTACCGCCTCCCAGGCTTGACTTGATGAAGGCTCCGGCCGTCTCCTTGAAGCGCACGCGCGAGCGTTCCGCCGCGGGCCCCATGAACGGCTGGGCCGGGTCCTTGTAGGTGCCGTGCTCGACGAAGGGGCCATAGCGGACGGTGGACGTGACCTTCCCGTCCAGACCGTTGGCCTCGGCCTCGATGCCCTCGCGGAGCTTGCCGGTCGGCCCGATGGGGGCCGAGTCCTTGGCGTCCGCCTGCACGAGCTTGACCTCGGCGCGAACTGCGGCGATGGCTCCCAGGTGGAGCTCCGCCGCCTTCTCCGCGAGCGCCCTGCCGAGCTCGGCCAGGCCCTCAATCGAGATAGAGCCGCCTTCAGCCACTCTGGACGACCTCGCACTCCAGGCGGTAGTAGGTGCGGCGGGAATCGTGCATGACGTCGCGCACGCGGAGGCGGCGCGCCAGTCCTGCGTCGAGCTCGTCGCCACGCTCAACGTCGGCGCCGTAGGTCGTATGGACGACGTGCGAGAGCTCGGCGCCAAGCTGCGCGGCGGCGAGGCGCTCCTGCGCGCTCGGTTGATTCACCTGGGCGCGAATGTCGCCGACCTCGGCAAAGGTCTTGGTACGACCGCCCGCGCCGTCGTCGACAAACGACGCGCGGTAGACGGTCACGGTCTCGTTGAGGCGGTGGCGAATCATTGGCGGTAGTGCTCCTCCATGCGCTCGACGAGGTCGACCGGGTAGCGAGTGGCGAGCTCCTCGAAGGGGTTACGCCGCGGCCGCGATGCGTGCACGCGCCAAGGCGTTAGCTGCTCGTCGCGGCTCTTGAAGTCGACGCAACGGAGCGGGTCGTCCTCGGCGTGGTACTCGAACACTCCGGGCCGGGGCCAGCCGATGCCCGCGAGGATGGACGAGTCGAGCAGGCGTCGCGCGTCGTCGCGCGCCGGGCGATAGCCAACGGGCTCCAGGAGCTCGCGGCTCAACGTCCACGGCACGGCGCCGCGATGCGGCGGGCGCTCGGTCGTCGATATGAAGCGGCCGTCTGGCGAGACGAAGGCGACCCAGCGCGAGGCGCGGGCCTTGCCTTGCGTCGGCACGTCGGCCAGGTGCTCCGCGAGGAGCCAGTCGTCGGAGCCGACGTAGCAGGCGTGCTCGACTTCGAGCTCGCGGAAGGCGAACTCCAGGCCCTCGTTGATGCGGAAGCCCAGCACGTTGGGACGCTCCAGGACGTCGAACGAGTGCTCGCGGGCCGAGGCCAGGTTCTCGTCGTCGCCGACGATGACCTGTTTGGCCTCGACCCCTAGGTGGGCGAGCTCCACCAAAAGCCGCGCCCGCTGCTCCATCACGAGGCGCGTGAGCTCGACGCGCCCGTGGACGGGCGTGACGAGGGCGACGGACTGCAAGCTAGGCCTGCGGGTCCGTCATCGTGCT